AGGTCACGTATACTCTGTATCTGAGGCGATTATAACTGTAGATGGTAGTGGCGATTTAGCTTCTGGTAATATAGATAATTGGACTGCCGCCAAAACCATTAAAGTGCTCGGTCGTGAATGGGGGCCTAACAATAATGTCGCTTTGCATAGAGTACGCATACATGATGGAAGCGCGAGCGCAACAATTATTAATGAACCAAAAATTAAAATTACAGCGATTGGATAATGGAATTATCAATGGAACAGAAGATTGATAAGGCTCTAGCTCGAATAGAGGGTCACGAAAACGTATGCGCTGTACGATATGAGAATATAGAAAATATATTAGAGGAGCGCGGCACAAGGCTCGATAGATTGGATGGTAAAATTGATGGACTATATAAAACAGTCATTGCTTGTTCGCTTACTCCTATTATTGTTGTTGTTGCAATTATCAAATTTTTGTAATGCACAAGAAGAGCAAGCTGCTACAGTAGGTGACTTCGGCTCTAACAACCAGCAGAGCGCCGAGAGCATTGATAACAGAACGACTACGACAGTTACTCAAGAGGGCGCTGTAGTTAACACTGCGGTTGCACCGAGCGGCTCTAGCTACAATCAGGACGTATGCGTGTTCTCTGGTAGTGCTGGCGTGCAAACACAGATGTTTGGAATAGCTATTGGTAAGCCTGTCGTAGATGAAAATTGCGAACGCTTAAAGTTATCTAAACAGTTACAAGCTCTAGGTTTAAAGGTTGCCGCTGTTAGCGTTATGTGCCAAGACCATAGAGTATTCTGGGCTTTATATGAATCGGGAACGCCCTGCCCGACTAACCAAGGATTAATTGGAAATGATGCGTACTCATTTTATAGGCACCGCCCTGATCGTGTTCCTGACGAGCCTGCCGTTTACCGCGAAGAGTCAAACAGACCTCCAAAACAGTACAGCCGTCATAGACAGCCTAATAAGTGATGGGGCTAATAACTTTATATCGCAAATGGCTCAAAACATGGTCGATGGCACTACTGATATTGTGCATCCTGATACTGGCAAGCAGTACCATGTTACCCAAGAGCAATTGGACTCATTCAATGCTGCCTATTCTTTGGCACTCGCCGAATCCACTCAAGAGCACATCACTGGTCTGTTAATACAAGATCAGATTATCGGCCAGCAGATTGAATTTGTAGAGCAAAAGAATGCAATGATTAACGAAGCAGAGAAGATGGCTGCCGTTACTGCTATTGCTGCTGAGATAGAGGTTGCCAACGAGTCAACTAAGATCGGCATGGAGAAGTATGCGACTGATAATGACTTGCGAGAAATAAAACAAGATACAAGAGATAATTATGCGGCTAGTATAGAGGGGATGGTTGTAGCTAGTCGTACAAAAAATATGCTTGAACAGTACGAAGGAGCAATAATTGAATCGACAACCTTTGTCACACAGGCTTCCGGTACTGTTCAAGCATTCTACGATTCTGCTGCGGTAAGCATTGACGAGATATACACAAATCAGCTTAACCTAGCTTGGAGTGGTATAGCTGTAGGCGTAGAGAATGAATTTTGGACAGACAATATAAATACAGAGCAAGAGTTTTTTCCTGACCCAGTAGCACCGATTTACGAGATAGCACCATAATGAAGCCAGAACAAATTAGCACTTGGATAGGAATAGCTACCGCTTTTGCGGGTGTCGTAGCTTCATTCGTTACAATGGAAACAAAGCTAGATGCTTTAGAAAGTAAGATGGCAGAAATATACAATGTCGAAGAAATTCGAGCACTTGAGCGTAGATTGACTACACTTGAGGTAACGCAACAGAATAGTGATATAAGCCACATCTCGGCAACCATAGCAACCATACAGGGGAATATAAAGAATGTTGAAACAAGAGTTGATCAAATCAAAGAAACGGATACAAGTGAAATTCAAAGCGGCGTTCGCGTCAATAAAAGCAGAATTAGCAATCTGGAAAGTAAAATTGAAAGGGTTATTTATCAGGTTGAAAAAAGCAATCAAAATCCACTAGGGTGATCGCATGGCTAAGAAAGACCCACGACTAGAGAAAAATAATTTAGAGGGCTTTAATAAGCCTAAGCGCACTCCTAAGCATAGTAGCAAAAGCCATGTTGTTCTCGCTAAAGAGGGCGACAAGGTTAAGCTGATTAGATTCGGCCAGCAAGGTGCAGACACTAAGCCACCAAGAAAAGGTGAGAGCGCAGCCGATAAAGCTAAACGCGCATCCTTTAAAGCTAGGCACAAGAAGAATATAGACAAGGGTAAGATGTCAGGCGCTTACTGGGCTGATAAAGTTAAGTGGTAAAATAAAAGGGATATAGTAATGGATACTAATCATTTAGAATTTTGCACAACTGATAGACAAACCGAAGCAGTCAAACTTTATATAAAAGGCCATTCTGAAAGCGAAGTTGCTGAAATAATGGGTTGCAGTAGAGCTACTGCACAATCATTTAAGCGAGCTGTAAGAAAGAAAGCGGCAGCAAGAGGGTATGCACCAGCAAATGATATGACTAGGCTTTGTCCTAGTAATTACAGGGTAAAAGGCACTTCCACGCTATACGGCAATGACGGACAAGTTAAGATTCAATGGGTTAAAACTGACCTCGAAAAAGAAAGCCAGTTAGAGGCTATAGAGGTTGCGTTAAGAAACTTCATTAGAGACCACGAAAAAAAATCACCATTCGTACCTACACCAGTTAAAAGCAAGCGCAGTAATGAGTTGGCCGTTGTTAATATTGGTGATGCTCACTTTGGCATGTACGCTCATAAAGATATTAGCGGCGACAACTACGATGTAAACATAGCAGCGCAGCGCCACAAAGATGTGTTTATGCGTCTTATGAATAATGCTCCCGATTGCGACACCATCGTTATTAACCAGCTAGGCGATTATTACCACGCTGATAACTACGAGAGCACGACGACTAAAGGCACGCGAGTAGATACAGATGGCCGCCTAGAGCACGTATTCCTTATAGGCCTTGAGGTTATGTCGTTTATAACTGAAGAGGCACTAAAAAAGTTTAAGAAAGTAATTGTACGCCATGTTAAGGGTAACCATGATTCTGTTTTAAGTATGGGAATCAAAGCACACCAGCAAGCCTACTGGCGCAACAATAAGCGGGTTAAGATTGAAATGTCACCTGCACCCGCATGGGTATTCGAGTGGGGCAAGACGGCTTTTCTTGTGTCGCATGGTCACGCACCTAAACCTAACAAACTAGCCGAATACTTCACCGCAAAATATCCAGAAGAGTGGGGAAGAACAAAACACCGATACTGCTACCACGGGCATATTCATAGTAAGAATACAGCCATGGAAACATACGGCGGGTGTATTACTGAGTCGTTTGCAGGACTACCGAGCGCAGACGCATGGCATAATGAGCAGGGGTACGTAAGTGGGCAATCCATGTGCTTGATTGTCTTAGATAAAGAAAAAGGGGAGGTTCGCCGTTCTACTGAGAGGTTGTAATGTCTGAAATTAAAAATATCATTGATCATGAAAGCTATGGTTATTACAACTCAGCAATAGATGACGTATATGTTAAAATACGAGCGTTACTTGAAGAGTACCAAGAGCAAGAATTAATTAATGATATGGATGCAGTAGGCGTTCTAGAGTTGATTAAATTTCATATAATGTTAGACGGCACTGAAATGGGAGAAGAGTAAAATGGCAGATGCAGATAATTTAGATGGTTCCGAAATGTGGGTTGGTAGGACTTATGTGCCAACAAAACAACCTGACCCTGTAAATAGCCCACCACACTATACGCAAGGCGATATAGAGACTATTGACTATATTGTAGATGTCCTCGGTGTAGAGGGAGCGATTGAGTACTGTCACGGTAATGTGATTAAATATACCGGCAGTAGATTAATGACTAAAGATAACCCAGTACAAGATGCTAAGAAAGCGGTATGGTATCTAAACAAAATGATCGACTTAATGGAAAGCTAGGAGAAAATTATGCCCTCAGGAAAAGGTACATACGGTAGCAAAGTAGGCGCACCGCCAAAGAAGAAAAAGAAAAAGCCAATGAAGAAGCCAAAATAATGAATTTTAAATCCATTAAGAGCTTAATTGGCGCTGTCGCACCAGTTCTAGGTACAGCTTTAGGTAGCCCCCTAGGCGGTGCTGCTGCTTCTGCAATTGCATCTGCCCTAGGTTGTGGAAACGACACTAAAAGCATTGAGAAAGCCTTGCAGAGCGCCTCACCAGAACAACTGCTTGAAGTTAAGAAAGCCGAGCTAGAATTTGAAAAAAATATGGCAGAATTAGAGGTAGATATATTTGCTTTGGAGGCAGAAGATGTCAAAAATGCGAGACAGGCACACAAAGGCGATTGGACGCCGCGAATCGTTGCGCTTATCTCTTTGGTGGGCTTCGTTGGGTATATTTTCCTTGTTACTATCCAGCCACCTGATGCTAACAGCGACACTATAGTGTCATTAGTCCTAGGTTATATGGGTGGTGTAGTGTCTGCCATAACTTCTTTTTACTTCGGTGCGAGTCATAAGCCAGATGATAAATAACGATAGATTGGTCAAGCAATTAGTGGTGCATGAGGGTTTAAAACTTGAGCCATACAAATGCACCTCTAACAAGCTAACGATCGGCGTAGGGCGGAATTTAGATGATTTAGGCATATCTAAGGACGAAGCCGAGTATATGCTCAAGAATGATATTCTTCGCGTTCAGTGCGAGTGTATGAGTTCGTTTCTATGGTTTGATCGTCTAAGCTCACTACGCAAAGAAGCTATTATAAATCTCGTATTTAATATGGGTATCACTAAGTTTAAGCAGTTTAAAAAGACTATCTCATATATTGAGAGCGGTGATTTTGATTTAGCTGGTGCTGAATTGCTTAACTCCCGCTATGCTGACCAAGTCGGCCAGCGCGCAATAGACGTTGCTAATCAACTGTCGTCAAACAGCCTTTAATAACTATATCGAATAACGCCCTTTTGTGCTTATACCAGTTTATAAGCGTCTGAGGGCTTTGCTCCGTTAATTCACTCACTTCTTTTAATGACTTTAAGCCTGAGCGCTTAATAGTCTGACTCGCTGTAATTTCCTGCATAACAAAACCTCAAAGCCTATATAAGACGGCATTGTACACTAATTTAAAACTATTTGTCGAAATAGCTTTACTTCTTAGTAAAGGGGTATATAATTACCCTATCAACTAATCAAAGGGAATAAAAAAATGAAAACATACACAAGAGCAGCGCGCTACCCAGTAGGTACTGTAGGGCATTCAAAAAATTCAATGATGATTAACATTATTGAACCAGACCCAAAAAGAGAGGGGCTTTACATTTGGTCACAATACCAAACACAAAAAGGCGCAAAAGCTCGCAGATTTTGCTGGATGTACGGCAAGTGCAACCAAGCAGCTATCTTAAAAGAAACTAAAAACATGATCGAAGTATCTTAATTAAAAGGGGCGAAAGCCCCACCACTTAAAGGG